GCACGACCGTCGAGTACGGCTCGTGCACGAGTCGCAACCCCGACGTATTCGGCACGAAGGCGGGCGAGATTTTCGTCGCGGCGCCGGCGACGAGCCTGACGGTGAATCTCGTCGTCGTGCAGGAGTACTGCCTGCGGGCGTTTCACTCGAACACTTACGCAACGATGTTCAGCCCGAGCTCGCCGGGCAATTCCGGTTTCTCGAACGTGGCGTCGACGGTCGTGCAGCCTCCGACGCCGGGTGTGCCTACGAACATCACGGTCACGTCGACGCGGATCGAGCCGTCGGAATGGACCTGTCGGGATGCCTCGGGAGCCATCCTGACCTCGCACACGAGACAGGATACCGCTCAGACTGCGTGCACCAATCTGGCCATCGCAAGTCTTGGGGCTATTTACGAAATCCGTCCGAGTGGCTACAGAATTTCGGCGGTCGCGCGACTAAAATAGCGAAGCCCGACCACGCGTCAACGTGGTCGGGCTTCTAACCAAGCCATACCTGTTGAGGAGGTACGTCATGGCTGAATCGCATCCTATCGAACAATGGCGACCGGTTCTCGGTTTCGAGGACAGCTACGAAGTAAGCGATGCAGGCCGTGTCCGAAGCATTGCCAGACTACGGGCTGGTTACCAGATGATCAGCGGCCGGATGCTGAAGCTGCAAGAGATGCGGACCGGGTACTTGTACGTTGGTCTCTCTCGTGCCCCGCGATACAAGCACGGCTACGTGCACATCATGGTTCTCGAGGCCTTCGTGGGTAAGCGTCCAGCGCCTGGTTACGATGCGCGTCATTTGGACGGAAACTGCCAAAACAATCGGCTACCAAATTTGGCGTGGGGGACGAAGCTCGATAACGCCGCGGACATGCAACGGCACGGAACGACCCCTCGCATGACCGGCGAGAAGCACGGCATGCATCGCCTGTTAACGGAAGACATTGCCCTCATCTTCGAGCTGCGGCGGCAAGGAATGACGCTCGAACAGATCGGATCTGAAGTGGGCGTTTCGTATGCTCACGTCAGCAACATACTGCGAGGCAAACGATGGAAGCACGTCGCGCCAGGCTAGATTCTGAATCTCGCGCTCGCGAGCCTCGGCACGCCGTTCGAGATGCGGGCGAGCGGCATTCGCATCGTCGCGCGCTGATGTGCTGCGGCTGACGGAGGAGACGGTTCGGTTCAACCGAGGCGCGCGCGCGAATGCTCCCAGCGGGGCATCCGATCTCGCCCAACTAGCAGCGAGCCTGTCGTCCGGTCAGTGGTCGTCGTTCACGATGGGCGGTCTCACGGCCGCGATCTTCGTGGCGACCGGCGCCAGCGATCTGACGATCGGCGAGTTCGCCAGTCGGATGATCTGGGATCCGACGAACAAGAAGATTCAGTACTCCGGCACGTCGCACACGGGCGGATCGCCGCTCGCGGGCTCCGGAGGCCTCGCGACGTGGGACGACGCGACGAACCAGTGGACGCGCGAAACGTACACGTGGAACTCGGACGCCGAGGGTCATGGCTACCAGCACATGACTCGCGACCTGCTCGGGAATCTCTACCGGCGCCACACGAACTCGAGGACGATCAAGCGCCGCGAGTACGGGGATACCGGCGAGGCGTCCTGGGAGACGGGGCACGTCGCCGACATCACGGGCAACTACGCCAACCAGTTCGCGGGAGGCCTGGAGTGGTTCCCTGAGCTGAACGGCGGCAGCGGCGGTCTCGTGTTCGTCGACTCGCTGGGCGCGAAGTACACGAACGCCGCGCTCTCGTCGTGGACCGACGCCGATGCCGCTGGCGGCGACCACGACCAGAACATCGCCTACTTCGGCGGCAACGTGTACTTCGGCGGCAGCAGCGACGGCGATCTGAATCTGTATCGCATGGGGCCGACCGGCACGATCACCGCAATGGCGGATCTGCCGTTCCCCGCGAACACGAACGTCGGGGACGGGATGATGATCGCCGCCCCGAACAACAACGGGCTGTTCCTGCTCGAGGCGGCGAGCAACGGTGACTTCCGGTTCTTCAATGGGACGTCGTGGTCGGATCTGGGCTCGCACCAGTTTCAGAACGACGAGTACTTCCTCCCCGTTCCGATCTCGACCTACGGCGTGATTCTCGGCGTGACGATCGACTCGTCGGGCGTCGCGACGCCGGCGGCGAAAGTCTACAAGCAGTAGATGGCTACCACTGTCCGATCGTCGTCTATCAACGCTGCCGCGAGTGGCACTGCCGTCTCGGTCTCGGCGCCGTCTGGCACGACAGCAGGCGATTTGGGCATCTGCATCGTCTGTTGCAACGGCAACACGACGATCGTCGACAACAACGGTGGCACGTCGTTCACGGAGGACCTGAACGACGAGCAGGAGGTCACGGCCGGGATCACGCTGTCGGTTTTCACGCGCCGGATCCTGGGCGGCGACCCGAGCACGTACAACTTCACGATCGGTGCAAGCGGAAGGTGGACCGCGGTCGCGATCGCGGTTCAGAACCCAGACGGGACCACGATTTACGACGTCACTCCGGCGGTAGGCGACAAGACGGCAGCCGCGGCGTTCGGAATCGCTCCGTCCATCACGACGTCGACCGACCAGTCGCTCCACTTCGCCCTCGTCGGCGTCGACGGCGACACGAACGTCGTGACGGGGACGCCGGCCGGGTACACGGTGCTGCAGAACGGCGGCAATCAGACGATCGCTGTGGCGTACAAGGTCATCACGCCCGCTGGCTCTACCGGCGCGCAGCAGTTTGACTTCACGACCGCCAACGGAGTGATCCCGGTGTCCTTTGCGATCGAGAACAACCCCGCGGCCGGCGGCACGCCGGCTGTGATCAAGTTTGCTCGCAATCGCATGCGGCCCAGAGTCTTCGCTCCCGGCATTGTGCGATAGGAGTTGGAATGTCTCGACAAGCGTGGAACGAAACACTGGCGTGGATGACCGCCGACGCTACGGCGGTCCACACGACCACGACCGAGACGATCATCGTCCCGAATGTGACGATTCCGGCGAACTACATGGCCGACGGGCGCCTCCTGCGCGCTCAGGTCTTCGGCAAGCTGTCGACGACCGGTACACCGACGATGACCTTCGCGGTTCGTTGGGGAGGCGTCGGAGGGACGCTGCTCGCTACGACTGAGGCGATCACCAACGGTTCGGGCGTGACGAACGTCAACTGGTCGCTCGACGTCTACATCCAAACCCGATCGAACGGCGCGACAGGCTCGCTGCTCGTTTGGGGCGTTGCTCGAGTTCACACTGCGGCAGGCACGGTGGTCACGAACGTATTCGGCGTGTCGGGCCATGATGCGCCCGCGGCGGTCACAGTCGACCTCACTGCCGACACGGCGCTGGCTATCACTGGAGATTGGAGCGCCAACAGCGCCAGCAATACGCTGACAGCGATGGGCTATTGCCTCGAGGCTCTGAACTAGTGTGCCTGACGTTTCATTCGTCGCGGCGGGGGCGCTCGGCACCGAGGTAGCGGATCAAACGCTGACGGTCGCCGCTCCGACGTGCGAGGCGGGCGACATCCTGCTCGCTCAGATCATCAACAAAGCGCTGTCGGTGGCGATCACGCCGCCGGCCGGGTGGACCGAGCTCTACCAGGCGGATGCGGACTGCACGACTGCGGCCGACGACCATCGGGCGGCGTTGTACTGGAAGCGAGCAGCGCTCGCGGATTCGGGGGCGAACTTCGATTTCACGAAGGCGAGCGGCACGGTGCTGTTCGCTGGCGTCATCTCAGCGTGGAGATGGGCGGACGCCTTCAACCCGATCGACAAGAGCGGCGTAGCGTCGCAGGTCAACGCGGCCGCGGCCGACAACGTCACGTTCCCGGCCTACGACCCGTGGAGCGATCGGGCGCACGTGATTTTCTTCTCGTACTACGGGAACGACCTCACGACGTTCGGCGCGGCGATGAGCGTGGACACGAATCCCGACTGCACGTTGCGGTACGACTTGGAGTCGAGCGCCGGGAACGATTGCTCGCTCTCGTGCATCTCGGGAATCTGCGATGGCAGCAGCATCGCGTCGCGCACGTGGGCCAGCGCGTCGACGGCTGATGCTGGGAGCACCGCGCTCGTTGTTGGGCTTGTCCCTCGAGCGCCGCTCCCGCAGAACTACCAGTTCGTACGCGCTAACGGCGCGATGACCATTTCGGGAAGCAAGCTCCGATGAGCTTCCCGCAACTGCGCAGCACGGTCAGAGGCCGCGACTACGGTGCCCCGGCTGCCGCCGATCCGAACGATCTGGCCGCCACCGGTTCGCTGTCGATCAGCGGAGCTGCCGATCTCGATGCGACCGGCAGCCTAACGGCTGCGGGTGCCGTGTCGATCAGCGGAGCTGCTGATCTTGACGCTCTCGGATCGCTGCTCGCAGCGGGCGCGCTCAGCATCTCCGGCGCCGCCGACCTGACGGACGCAGCGGACCCGAACGACCTCGCCGCGGTCGGTTCTCTCACGATCAGCGGCGTTGCGGATCTCGACGCCGCTGGCACGCTTACGGCCGCTGGCGCCGTGTCGATTTCCGGCGCTGCCGATCTCGATGCTCGAGGGAGTCTCGTTGCCGCCGGGGCTCTCAGCATCAGCGGCGCAGCGGACCTCGATGCGCGCGGCGCGCTGGTGGCTGCTGGCTCGGTGGTTATTTCTGGCACCGCCGAGCTCACCGAGGCCGGCAATCCGAACGTCACGGCAGCGGGAGCGCTGTCGATCTCGGGCGCTGCGGTGCTCAATGCGATCGGGTCGCTCGCTGCGGCCGGATCGTTGTCCATCGTTGGCGCCGCGGACCTCAGACAGTCGTCGGAGCTCGCGGCGACGGGCGCGCTGGTCATCGCCGGCAATGCGGTTATCAGTGCGCGCGGAGCGCTTTCGGCCGCCGGGCAGATCGCGATTCTCGGTGCCGCGGTGCTGATGGATGCCAACGCGGGTACGCCGCAGGTCAAGCCGGGACGCGCATTCACCGTGCGTGGCGAAGCCAAGACGCAGCGCGCCACGGTCCCGAATCGAACGCTGACGGCTCGTCCAGGCGACCGAGAACACGACCTCTAGGAGACACGCATGTCGTCAATGGTCAACGACTTCGAGAACCTGCTCGCGCTGCTGTTGTTCAACAACACCGGCATCGCGAACATCGGCGACGCGACCGGGCTGCCGGGATCGAGCGGCGCCGGGAGCTCGCAGCTTGCGCTCGCCACGTCCGCGCTGGTGGAGAGCGACACTAGCCTGGCCACGAACGAGGTGGCCTACACCGGATACGCGCGCCCGACGCAGACCCGCAACAGCTCCGGCTGGACGGTCTCCGGCGACACGGCGAGCAACGCTGCGCTGGTGCAGTTCGGCGAGATGAGCGCCGGCGGCCCGGACACCGTCGTGCACGTTGGACTCGGCCTGCTCGCCACCGGCAACGTGCTGAGGTTGCACCAGGACCTCGCCGCGGATCTAGTCATCAACAACGGCGTCAATCCGCAGTTCGCGATCGGCGCGCTGGATTGGGTTTTCGCGTGAACCGATACGAAGTCGGACTCGATCAGCCGAACGGCACGGTCGTCGTGCTCAAGGTCAACGGCGCGCCGATCGAGATGAGCTACGACACGGCCAACAAGCTCGCGGTAATGCTGCGCGGCTACGGCAAGATGGCGAAGCAGAACGCCGGCGACGTTTCGACCAAGGTCGTCGGGTTTGCGAACCTGACCGATGCGGTGCGGGAGGAATTGCGAATCCAGCGGTCCCGCGATGGCACGGCAGCGTTCATCCGGCAATGACGCTCGACCCGAAGGATCCGGACGTTCCGGCGACGTACTCGATCGACTTCCACGACGCCGTCGTTCGAGAGGCGCGCCGAGACTACGACTTTACGGCCGCGCAGTTCGTCCGTCCGCAGCGCGGGACGGGCTTCTACTACGAGTGCACGACCGCCGGGCGAACGAAAGGGCAATACCCGGAGTGGCCGAGGGCCGCGGGGCAGACGGTTACCGATGGATCGGTCGTGTGGACAGCTCGTCATCCGTCGAGTTCGAGCATCCCGAGCATCACGTCGGTCGTGTGGACTGTGCCTAGCGGCTTGACGAAGGACTCTCAATCGGAGGTCGGGCGAGTGGCGTTCGTCACGCTCTCTGGTGGAACAGACGGTGTCGACTACGAGATCCTCGCCCGCATGACGCCGAGCTCGGGCAACGTTGTCGAGCAGACGATTACCGTGCCGGTGCGAGCGCAGTGATCCAGCTCAACATCCGCTCGGACATTCGCCAGGCGGAGCGCTTTCTCACCAACCTGCGCAAGAACGCAGTGAAGAAAGCAGCGGCGAGGGCGATCAACGACACGCTGATCACGCTCCGGGCCGAGGGCTCGAGGGAGATCAAGGCCGACCACCCGGCGCTCAAGATCTCCGAGATCAAGAAGAACATGGTCATGAAGAAAGCGCACCAGTACAACCTGGTGGGGCGCTTGAGCACGAGCGGCCGCCCGCTGTCCATGCTGCTGTTCCGGCCCACTAGGGGCAGCAAGCGAGTCGGAGTGAAAGCGCGCATCGGTCATGCGAGGGGTCAGCTCGACTACCAAGGACGCAAGGCGTTCAGGATCAGGGCGTTTGCAGACGAGGTGTTCGTACGCAGATTCGGCCGCGGGCGCCAGGTGCGCCGGCTCAGAGGGCCGTCTATGCCTGGCGTGTTCCGTGCTCAGGGCGTGAAGTTCAAGCGGATTGCTCAAAATAGGTGGCAGGTCCGCTTCAACCACCAACTCAAGTATGAGATCGAAATCGCAAAGCGTTAGCGCGTGCTCGTGCGGAAAGCCTCTCGTGCAAAAACCGGGGCGCGGGCGAGCGGCGGTTCATTGCTCGCGCGCGTGCCGCGATCGTGTCAGCCGGATCTCTGCGGCAGGCAAGGCCAGAGTCAGCCGACAACGCGCCTCGGAGAAGCTGCGCGGACGTTCTGTTCATCGCAAGCGAGCAGATCGTGACCGAAACAGGACGCGCGGCAGGGTATTCCAGAAGCACTACCGTACCCAAGTAGATAGGGGCGCGTACTCAGGCTCTCTTGAGGAATACGCCGAGCACATCGAGCGTGTGCGCATGTCGTGCGGTACGCAGGAGTCATGGAAGGCATGGCTGCCGCCGAAGCCGGAGCCCACAAGGGCGCCAGGGCCAACTCCTGCTGAGCGCTACAGGGCAAGGTACAGGAGCGATCCAGCGTACCGATTGCGTGAGCGCATGCGCCGTCAGTTCAAGAAGTGGTTGAGCGGGGAGAGAATCGCAAAGCCATCGTTTCTCTCATCGCTGAACTACACGTGGGCCGAGTTGCGAGATCACATCGAGAAACAGTTCGTGCGGGGCATGGATTGGAGCAACGCGGGCCGTTGGCACATCGACCATATCGCGCCGAAGTCGTCTTTCGATCCATCAGACGCAGCGCAGGTGCGTGCGTGCTGGTCGCTCGAGAACCTGAGACCGCTATGGGCATTGGACAACATGCGCAAGGGAGCGCGGCTGAAGTGTACTTGTACCAGTACGCTTGGGTCCTTCCCGGGCCGGCCACCCACCGCGGCACCGCGTGCCCCGAGGATCGACGATATTTCGCGCCCGATTTTTTCTGGACATTTGGGCGATGGCGCTGCCTGAACGGATCGGCAAGAAAGATGCGTCGGACCTGCTCGACATTTCGCGGCAGACACTCGACAACCGCATAGCGGCTGGTGCTTACAAGTGGCCGCCAGAAAGCTGGGCCGCGCTGATCGAGCAGGAGTTCGAACGCCGGATGCACGGCGGCACCGCGGCCGACTCCGACGACGCGCGCTTCCGCCGAGCTCGCGCCGACAACCACGAGATCGAGGCCGCGAAGAAGCGGGGCGACGTGTTCCCGGTCGACGTGGCCGAGGAAGTGGTGGTCACGCTGTTCGGCGCGTTCATCCAGGAGACCGAGGGCGCGACGGCGCGGCTGCAGCGCGCGGCGCCGACGTTGAGCGAGGCGATAGGACGTGAGTACCGGACCTTCCGCGAGAACCTGGCCCGCGGCGTGGAGCGGTGCTGCGAGAATTGGCGACAGCGTGCACGCGCTGGCGCTCCCGCCGCCCGACCGGCACGCGGCCGAGTGGGCGCTGCAGGAGAGGGTGCTGCCGCCGGGCAGCGCGGAGCCGGGCCCGTTCAATAGCTGGCGGACGCCGTACGTTGTCCCGTTCCTGAAGGCGTGCAGCAGTCAGCGATACAAGGAGGTCGTGCTGATCACGGGCACGCAGCAGTCGAAGACCGACTCGGTGTGCAACGTGATGGGCCATCTGCTGCAGGATCGGCCTTCGCCGCTCGTGTACTTCGCGCCGACGAAGGACTTCGTCGAGCAGACGTTCGAGCCGCGGTTCGTCGCGATGGTCGATTCATCGGCGGTGCTACGCGGCCGGAAGGCGCGCGGCAAGCGCGAGCGGCTAACGATGAAGCGCTTCGGCGGCATCAAGGTCCGGTTCGGCTGGACCGGCTCGCCGGCGTCGCTCGCCGGGGATCCGGCTCGCAAGGTCCTCGTCGACGAGCTCGACCTGATGGACCTGAACGACCCGAAGCACGGCGATCCGCTCGAGCGGGCCCATGCGCGGCACTCGACGTACGTCGACGGCCAGACGATCGTGACGAGCACGCCGACGCTAGGCACCGTGGAGGTCGAGGAGCATCCGCAGACGAAGCTCCTGCATTGGAAGAAGTCGGATGACGTGCAGTCGCCGATCTGGAACCGCTGGCAGGAGGGGACGCGGCATCAATCGTTCGTGATCTGTCCGGACTGCGAGACGCCGTTCTTCCCGCGGCGCGAGCTGCTCGTTTACGCGCAGGACGTTCCGCCCGGGGAGCTGACCGAGGTGTTCCTCGGGTGCCCGCACTGCGGGCGCGCGATCGCGGAGTCGGAGAAGGACGGACTGCTCGAGAAGGTGGTCGCGCTGGCGCCCGGGCAGACGGTCGTCGCCGGCGAGACAGTCGGGCCGGATCCCAAGGGCCGCCGCTGGTCACTTGCGGTTTCCGGGCTTTTGTCACCGTGGCGCTCGTGGCTCGTCGCGATCCAGCGGTATCTCGAGGCGAAGGCCGCCGGCGACACGAAGCGCGTGCAGGCGATCACGAACACGGAGTTCGGCGAGCTCTACGCGCTGTCGGGCGAGGCCCCGGAGTGGAAATCGGTGGCGAACCTGCGGCACGCGTATCACTTCGACGAGGTGCCGAGCGGCGTGCGCGTGCTGACGTGCGGCGTCGACGTGCAGAAGGACCGGCTGTACTACGCGGTGCGCGGGTGGGGCGCAGCGTTTGAATCGTGGCTGATTCGGCACGGCGAGATTCACGGCGAGACCGAGCACGATCTCGTGTGGGACGAGCTCGACGCGATGCTGAAGGCGGCGATCGGCGAGAAGCGCATCCGGCTGGCGCTGATCGACTCCGGTTATCGCCCGGGCGATCCGTGGCGGCGGCCGGACAACCAGATCTACAAGTTCGCGCGGCCGCGGGCAGGACGTGTCGCGGCGACCAAAGGGCACGACACGCAGGACAAGCCGGTCCGCGCGTCGAAGATCGACATCAAGTGGAACGGCAAGCTGATCAAGAACGGCCTGCAGATCTGGCACCTCGACACGGACTACTTCAAGACGTGGATACACGCGCGATTCGAGTGGCCGCCGGATCAGGCTGGCGGGTTCCATCTCGCGGCCGAAACGACCGACGACTACTGCAAGCAGGTGACGGCCGAGGCGAAGGTCGCGACGGAGTCGGGCCGTGTCGCGTGGACGCCGGTCCGCAAGGCGAACCACTACTTCGACTGCGAAGTGCTGAACGTCGCGGCGGCGCACATCTTGAACGTGCACGTGCTGCGTCCGCCGAAAGAGGCCAAGGAAGACGAGGCGACGGAGCTTGTCGGTGATGCTCCGGCGGAGCAGTCGAGCCCTCCGCCAAAGGCTCGACCGATACCGCCACAGCGGCACAACTGGGTGAAGCAATGGTGAGGAGTTGAAATGCGCTATGCAGTAGTCGACGTGGCCACGGACTCGACGACGATAGTCACGGGCCGTTGCACGCTTTACGGCATCTACGTAAACACCGCGCTATCGGCTCATGCGCTGCCCATTCTCGACGGAGCGACTCCTGTCATCACGCTGATTGCTTCGCTCGCTGCCGGCACTAATCTCCCGCTCCCGTCTCGCGGCATCGACTTCGCGACCTCGCTGATCATCGATCCGAACGACGCAGCGACCGGGAACATCACGGTCATGTACGACATCCCGTGAACATTCCGACCTCGCTCGTCGCCGGCGACGCCTGGCAGTGGGACGCCGAATACGGCGATTACCCTGCCGACACATGGACCGCGACTGCGTACTTCCAGAACGCGAGCAACCAGTTCACCGTCGCGTCGACGGCGAACGGCACAGCGCATCGCTTCGCGGCTGCGGCGACAGCGACGGACGACTTCAAGGCTGGACACTATTACGTCCAGGTCAGGGTCACGGACGGCGCGTCGCCGGCGACAGTCGAGACCGGGTGGGTTCAGGTCATCGCCGACCCGGCGTCCGAGGTCAAGGTCGATCACCGTTCGTGGGCGCGTCGGACTCTCGATGCGATCGAGGCGTTCCTCGAGGGCAACGCCACGACCGCGCAGCAGAGCATGAGCATCGCTGGTCGGTCGCTGTCTCGCTGGTCGCTTGCTGAGCTGATGAAGTTCAGAGACCAGCTGCGCGGCGAGGTCCGCACCGAGGAACAGGGATCAGCGGCAGGCCTTGGCCGCAACATCAAGGTGCGTTATGGCCGGCCGTAGCGGAGCGACGATCACGCTCTCGATCAACGCTCCTGCCATTGGGTCGCTGCTGCGCAAGGTGTCTCGGCGTGTCTCCAGTGCGTGGCGTGCGTTACGCGGAAAACAGCTCTGGACCCGCATGTATGCCGCCGCGCGCGCGTCTCGTCTCACCGGCGATTGGCAGGCAGCAAATACCAGCGCAGATTCGGAGCTTTCCAGCAGCCTGACGCAACTTCGGTCACGTTCGCGCGCGCTTTGTCGCGACGTGAGCTACGCGAAGCGCGCGAAGCAGCTCGTCGTCAACAATGTGATCGGCACCGGCATCGGCATGCAGGGCCAGGTCTACACGACCCGCGATGAACTGAACGCGCGGGTGAACGACGAGATCGAGTCGGTCTGGAAAGAGTGGTGCTACGCCGATCACTGCCATACGGGCGGGCGCCTCGACTTCGCGCTATTCGAGCGCGCGCTGATGGCCCAGGTGTTCGAGGCCGGCGAGGTCCTCGTCCGGAAGCACTACCGCAGGTTCGGCAAGTCGGAGATCCCGTTCGCGCTCGAGCTCATCGAGGCCGAACGGATCGCTGACGACATGTATACCGCGTCGTTCGAGCGGGGAGGTCGGAACGAGATCAGGATGGGCGTCGAGGTCGATCAATTCGGCCGCCCGATCGCCTACTACATCCGCCGGCGCCATCCGGGCGAGTTGCGGTTCACGTTCAACATGATGCCGGACGACATCGAGCGCGTGCCGGCCGATCAGATCATTCACCTCGCGTTCGGTGATCGCTGGCCGCAGACGCGCGGCGAGCCGTGGATGTCGGCGGTCATTCGCACGGCGCGCGACATGGCCGGCTACATCGAGGCCGAGATCACGCGCGCGCGAACGCAGGCGTCGGTTCCCTGGACCATCGAGACGCCGGAGGACATCACGTCGTTCGGAGAGGAACAGGCCGATGGCTCGGTCGAGATGGAGGTCGAGCCTGGTATCGCGAAACGGCTGAACCCTGGCGAGACGATGAACGTGCCGGCGATCGGCTCGCCGAATCCGCAGGTCGAGCCGTTCATGCGGTATCTGCTGCGGGACTTCGCCTCTGGGCTCGGTGTCAGCTACGCCTCGCTATCGGCCGATTACTCGCAAGGCAACTACTCGAGCTCGCGGCTCGCGTTGCTCGACGACAGGGACGTATGGCGAGCGTTTCAGACGTGGTTCCTGTGCTCGTTCCGTCAGCCGATTCACCGCGAATGGATGCAGCAGGCGGTCCTCGCCGGCGCGTTCAAGACGTTCTCGATCGAGTCGTGGGCGCTCGACCGTCGCAAGTACGAGGCCGTGCGCTTCCGTCCGCGCGGCTGGGGCTGGGTGGATCCGACCAAGGAAGTCGAAGCGTTCAAGGAAGCGGTGCGCTGCGGCTTCATGACGCTGCAGGACGTCGTGTCGCAGAGCGGCGCCGACATCGAGGAAATCTTCGACCAGCGCGAGAAGGAGATCGGTCTCGCGGCCGAGGCCGGCCTAGTGCTCGACACGGACCCGGCGAACGAGATCAAGGCCGAGCCGGAACCGGACCCTCCGGCCGAGGCGCCGGACGAGGACGAAGAGGACGACGAGATTGGAGAGAATAGGGCATGGGCAGCCGCGTTGAACTCGCTGGAAAGCGCTTTGGCAGACTCGTCGTTGTCGAACGCACGAACCGCCGCAACTCTTCAGGAGACGTGTTCTGGCTTGCGACATGCGATTGCGGCCAGCAACGAGAATACCGCGGCAAGAATCTCCGAGGAGGCGAAGCGCTCTCGTGCGGATGTGGCCGAAACCAGGAAGGCTATAGAAAGCTCCGAGCGCGCGATCTCACGGGCGTCAGATTTGGTCGCTTGGTCGCAAAAAGCATCTCAGGATTTACGGTCGGAGGTGCGCGATGGCTTTGCGTCTGTGACTGCGGTGTCCGTAAAACAGTCCGCGGAAATAGCCTCACTACGGGACACACAACTTCGTGCGGCTGCTATCGACCAGTCAAACATCGCAACCTTGCCGGGCGAAGGTTCGGCAAACTCGTCGCCCGACAAAGAGTTGCGAGAAAAGGTGGCGATGCACTCTGGCAATGCGCCTGCGATTGTGGCCGGAACGTCGAAGTAATCGCCAGATCGCTGGTTCACGGCAAAACGACGAGTTGCGGGTGCGCGTGGCAATTCAGAGCTGGCGGTAGAAGCAAGACTCTTGAATACAGAGCTACGAAACAACAAGAGCGAGAAGCGAAAAAACGCGGCAATGGCGGGACGTTCTCGCATGATGAGATTGAGCGACTGTACGAACTGCAACAAGGCAAGTGCGCGGTTTGCAGAACAAGCCGCACGCTCGCGAAGATGCACCGAGATCACATCATCCCGTTGAGCGCTGGCGGAGGTAGTTCGATCGCGAACATCCAACTGTTATGCGCGTCGTGCAACTGCTCGAAGCACGCCAAGCATCCGATCGTGTTCATGCAGTCGAGAGGGTTTCTGCTGTAAGTTCGGATACATCTCTCTGAAGCAACGCCGGCCCAGTGCCGGCGTTTTCGTTTGAGAGGAGCTAAATGTGGAAGTGATTCAAGTTCCGGTTCTCAAGAGAGAACTGGAGATAGAAGGCTTCGCGATGCGAAAGGCCGAAGATGGCCAGTATCGCCTGACGTTCTCGGCATCATCGGCATATCCGGTGGAGCGTTTTTTCGGCACAGAAGTGCTGGACCACTCGGGCGTCAGGCTGGACCGCATCAAACGAGGCGCCGTCCCACTGTTGTTCAACCACGACTTCGACAAGCCCCGCGGCATGGTCGATTCAGCGCGTGTCGATGGTGAGCGCCTAGTCGTTGACGCGCATCTTTTCGATACGCCCGAGTCGCAGTCTCTGAGGTCAATGATCGAGGGAGGTCTGCGCAACGTCTCCATCGGCTATCGATTGCACGAAGTCGAAGAGTTGAGCGACGGGACGACGCACGTCCGCGACTTCGAGCCATACGAGATTTCCATTGTGAGTGTTCCGGCTGACCCAACTGTCGGCATCGGCCGCGATTTGCACGGAGAAAAATTCGAGGTGCGGATGCTCCGCGCCTCTCCCGTTGTTTCAACCCCCAAGTCGGCGCAAGCCGCGAAGGAAGCAGCAATGAGCGAACAGCTCAACACCGCCGCGGCGGGCGCAAGCGCCGAGCAAGTGAAAGTGTCCGCCATCCAGGCGGAGCGCGGTCGGCGCGACGCGATCATCGCTCTCTGCAAGGGCAATCGCATCGACGCGCGCGCCGAGAACACGTGGATTCAGGACGGCACGCCGATCGAGGACATTCGCAACGACAAGGGCGAGGTGACGACGAAGGGCGTCGCGAGCCAGATCCTCGACGTCATCGAGGAGCGTGGCAAGGCGCGCCCGGCCGTGGCGTCGGAGCTCGGCTTGACGCCGAAGGAGCGTGACAAGTTCAGCCTGTTCCGCGTGATCCGTCACCTGAAGGATCGCGGCGACATGGCAACTCGTCAGGCCGCGGCGTTCGAGCTCGAATGCTCCGCGGCCGTCGCCAAGAAGCTCGGCCGCGACGGCACGGCGAGCGTCTTGATCCCGGCAGAGGTGCTGACGCGCCCGATGTCGGTGGAGGCCATGCAGCGCGCGATGGCGACGACGCCGGGCTCGAAGGGCGGCTATCTCGTGAACGTCGAGAACATGGGCTTCATCGACATCCTGCGCAACCGCTCGGTTACGCGGAATCTCGGCGCCCGCGTGCTCTCGGGTCTCGAGGGCAATCTCGTCTTCCCGCGTCAGACCGGCAAGCAGAGCGTGACGTGGCAGGCCGGCGAGCACACGAGCGTGACCGCTGGCGATCAGGCGCTCGGCCAGCTCTCGATGACCCCGAAAACCGCGATCACGATCACGGACGTGTCGGAGCAGCTGCTGCGGCAGTCTTCTCCGTCGGCCGAGCAGTTCGTGATGGCGGATCTCGCGGCGGTCATCGCGATCGACGGCGTGGACGCGGCCGCGATCAACGGCACGGGCGGGGCCCAGCCGCTGGGCGTGAAGAACACGACCGGCATCACGAGCGGCCAGGACTCGGCCACGGCGACCTACGCGAAGGTTCTCGCGTTCCCGGTCGCGGCCGGCGCGGTCAACGCGATCCGTGGCAACCCCGGCTTCGTGACCAACATCGCGGGCGCCGCGGTGCTGATGCAGAAGTCGCGGTTCTCGAACACGGACACGCCGCTGTGGGAAGGGAACCTCATGGACGGCAGCCTCGTCGGGTTCCGCGCCATGTCGAGCGAGCAGCTCGCCTCCGGCAACCTGATCTTCGGCTCGTGGGACGAGCTGGTGATCGGCGAGTGGGGCGTGCTCGAGCTCGCCACGGATACCGGCGGCACGCGGTTCAACACCGCGACCGTGGGCATCCGCGCGATGTGGATGGTCGACGTGCTGCTGCGGTATCCGCAGGCGTTCGTCGTGTCGACCAACCTGTCGGCGTAGCCATGAAGGTCCGCGCACTGCGCGGCGTCTGCGTCGGTGTCGACCGGCACTTACGGGCCGGCGACACCGCCGACGTCGACGACGCCTCCGTTCAATTCCTCGCCAGCATCGGCGCCGTGGAAATCGTCAAGGACGAGCCGGCCCCGGTTCCTGTCGAGGTTCAGAAACCCGCACCAGCGCCGGCCAAGAAATCCGGCAAGAAGGAGACCTAGACCATGTTACTCAATCAAGCCTCCGCCGCGACAGCTTCGACGCTGCTCATCGATGCGGATCTTGCGTACGCCGCTACGGCGAATATGACCTCCGGCTCCGCCGCGTGGTTGGATGTTCGAACCTACGACGGAGAGATTCTCGTGATTCAGCACATTGCTGCGGTCACGGGCTCTGTCGCTGGCAAGCTCCAGTCGGCTACCGACGCGAACGGCAGTGGTGCGGCCGACATCACCGGCGCTACGTTCACCTCGGTTACCTCGGCCAACAACACGCAATCCATCGCGGTCGATCCGAAAAAGGTAGTCGGTGGCTTCCTCGGCTACGTCGGAACGATCGTCACTGGACCAGTAGTCGGCAGCGTTACGGCGGCTGGCAAGAAGAAGATCGTCTGACAGTGATCGAAACTGACGCCGATCGCCTGGCGACGATCCAGGCGGTCGGCGAGCAGTTCGACACCGGCAAGCCGACGCGCCTTTGGGCGATCTTCGACGAGGCGTACCTCGAGACCGACCTCGATCGGTTCACGGTGGCGAATCGTGAGCCGATGTTGCAGTGCCGAACGTCTGACGTCGCCGCGCACGAACTCGTCAAGCAGTCGAAGGTCACGCGCGTGGCGGACGGCGCGTCGTACGCCGTCAAGGACCTCGAGCCTGACGGCACGGGCATGACCATCATCCGGTTGCAAAAGTGACTCTTGCGAATCTCTCGGGCTCTCGCTCGCACAGGCAGCGAAGCAAGTTGAAGTGTCTGTGCGAACGTGGGCTCGGTGGGAGACGTCCGAAACGGTCCCGCCTGGAGCTGTGAAGTTGTTCAAGATTCAGAACGGGCTGGAGAAACCAGCGAAGTAAACATTGGGACACGGTGGGGCATGGTCACGCAGTGGCGTGGTCGGCTCTGGTAGGGCAAGGCTGGGCTAGGCAAGGCTCACATCTAATGATGTGGGCCTTTTTTGTTGGAGCGAGAGTTGACACACCGCGCCGAGCAGATCGTTCAGGCGATTGCGACCGTGCTCACCGCGGCGCTCGAGCCGAGTGGTGCGCACGTCTACACGCACAGGTCCTACACGCTCGACGGCGGCCAGGACGAGCTGCCTGGCGTCTCGGTCGACTTCGGCGAGCTCACGATCGCCGAGGAAACCGAGGACGAGCTGTATTGGTTGCTCGAGGTCCCGATCACGGCCGTCGTCAAACTGCCGACCGAAAGTGAGGTCAAGACGTCGCTCATGGCGCTCGCGCGGCAGATTCACCAAGCGATCATGGTCTCGCCGGGTGTCGGTCTGCCGTGGCGCGTGACGTTAGGACTCACGTTCGTCATCACCGTGCATCCGCTCGGGTGGGACGCTCCAGAGTACAACGCCGAGGGCGAAGAGATCGTCGGCAAACTGACGATCAACTGGAGCGTCGATTTCAGGACCGACGTTGACGACACCGGCGACGGTTAGCAATCACTTCAAGGAGCATCATTTATGGCGACCTTTCACGGCCGCTCTGGCCAGGTGTTCATCGGGGCGAACCAAGTCGCCGAGGTGAACGAGTTTTCGGTGGAACTCACTGCGGAGTACGCCGAAGACACGAACATGAGCGACCAGGACAAGACGAGCCACGCCGACCCGATTCGGTCTGGGACTGGCACGATCACCTGCTGGTGGGACGACACCGACGCGACAGGCCAAGAGCTGCTCAACGTCGGGGAGTCGGCGACGCTGCTGCTTCGCCCGGAAGGAACCGGTAGCGGGTTGAATCAACTGTCGTTCACTGCCCGTGTCACGAACGAGGGCATCACGGTCCGCAAGGGCGAGATCGTCTCTCGGACGGTCGCCTTCCTGATTAGCGGCGCGGTCAACAGGGCGACGCAGTAATGGCTGACGCAACCGCGGAACAACTGCTCAGCGGGTTCAAGCGCGAGAAGAAATCCGCCGAGGTCGACGGCGTCGGCACGGTCTACTTCTACGATCCGCCGTCCGTGGCCGAACGTGACGCCTATTACCGCCACCTCCGATTCGAGGACGGCGGCGTGTCGATCACGTTGGAGGGCATCGTCGACGGCATCATCGCGCGTGTGAAGGACGCGAACAGCCGGCCGTTGTTCAAGCAGATCCACCGCGCCCGCATCCTCGAAGAGATGTCGGAGGAGCGGCTGATGTCGATCTGGCGCGCGATCGGCGGTGACAAGATGAGGCCAGCCGGCGACCTCTCCGAGGCTGCCGAAAAAAAATAGCTGACGACGCGGGGCTATCGAACCTGCTCCACGTCGCGTTCCGGCTCCACAAAACCCCTTCCGAAGTAGCCGACATGAGCGTCATCGAATACGAGTTGTGTCTGGCGTTCATGAAGCGAGAACGACGTGGCTGATCCGACCGCCTCATTCCTGATCAGTGCCAGGGACGCCACCGGCGTCGCCGTCGCCTCGGCTGAGCGCAACCTGAAATCGCTGGCCGCCACCGCGCGCGCGACGCGCAGCATTTTCGCGTCGTTTGGAATTGGCATCGGCGTGAACGCATTTGCGCGTTGGATCAAACACTCGATCGAGGCAAAAGAAGCCCTTGGTGTCACGGCCGAGGAGCTGAAGGCGACCCAGGCCGCGGTGAGCGACCTCTCGAAGGCGTGGGACGGACTCGGCCAGTCGATCGCTAAAGCGTTGACGCCTGCGCTGTCTGGCACTGCGCGTCTCATGAACGACGTTCGGATGATGCTCGATCCGACGCCGATCGAGGAGTATCAGCTTGCGCTGGCCGCGGCACAGCGGGACTTCGAAGAAGCGACTTCTCTACTGGCCGGATTCAAGAGGTCTGGATTCGATCCGTTCGGAGCCGACGAGAAGGCGCTAGAGCGGCTATCTCTAAACTTGCAGAACGCAGCGAAGGCGTTGCAGGACTTGCGGGCCGCGGCGCCGCCCAAGCCGATCGAGCTGTTCGACATGTCGGCGTTCAAGATGCTCAGCGAGAAGGATCTTTCAACACAGCTCGGCCTCATGAAGGACGTGAAGGTCCACATCGAGCCGGTCATTGATCCGAACGACGATCTGTTCGTCGACCTGCCGAAGCCGATCGAGCTTCCGGTGGTGCTACAGCTCGAGTCGCTGCCAGCTCAGATCCGCGAGGTGTCGAACGACATGAGCGAGGAATGGGGACGACTCACGGAGTCGATGGGCCGCTCGTTCCGAGATTCATTCGTCGACTTCTTGGTTGACGGTGAATTCAGGTTCAAGGACTTTCTGAAGCGCCTGGCCGCCGAGTTCGCGACGTCGGCGATCTTCAGCGCCATCGGCTCGACCTTCACCCCTGGCACCTTCTTCGCACAGTTCTTCGGCGGTTTCCGTGCCGAAGGCGGGCCGCTCGAGCAAGGGAAGTGGTACATCGCTGGCGAGAGAGGTCCGGAACCGATTTGGGGTGGAGGGCCAGGGGCGTTTGCGGCGGCGGGCGGAGGACGTGGCGGCCCGAATATCACGATCCAGAACCACATCGACGCGCGCGGCGCTTCAATGGACCTCATTGCGCGGCTGCCCGCGATTCTCGAGGCGAACAGCAAGGCCACCGAAGCGCGCATCCGCGACAGCATGAGACGCGGTAGATAGACGATGGGAGTTATCGCGCTCCCCCTACTGAGCCCGCAGGGGCCGATAGGACCGGTCTTCGAGTGGGGGCTGCGGTCGAACACGGCCGTGAGCCGCTCGCCATTCACCGGTGCTACGAGGACCGCCGAGCGCCTTGGGGGACCGCAATTCGCAACGCTCCGCTATCGCAACCTCCACGATTCAGAAGCCGCCCGTCTGCGCTCGTTCCTGATGCAGTGCCGCGGGATGGCCAGCCGGGTCTACGTTCCGGACTTCTCGTACACGCAGCGCGGTTCGTTCCCAGCGACCGAGCTGTTTCCAAATACGACCTTTAGCGACACGTCTGGTTTAAGTCCAAGTTCTGAGACGACGCTAACTGTCTCCAATAACATTCTGCGAGCAACGCGCACAGCGGTCACTACGGATCAGTTTACGGCTAGGGCGTCGTCTCCGGTGACTGTTGTTCAGTATGCTCCATACTCACTGCGATTCATCGTGCATCAGGGGCGTGGAGCCTATGCAGCAGGGCTCAGGACCTACGACAACAGTATTCCTAACGTGATCGGATCGACCGTTACGACATTCGGTAGAGTTGATGGCGTGGTCGTGCCTATTAGCACTAGTTCAACGCCTGCACTGTTAGACCAGGCTGCCTCTGCGCTGATAGCCGGAGACTATTTCGGGGTTTCGTTCGCGTCGTTTGCTCGCTGCGCACTTGTAGACAACGGGGCGAATTCGCTCTTACATTCGGACGCTCCGAGTAATGCAGCGTGGACCAAAATCCAATCAAGTGCGAGTGCAGTTGGAGGGACCGCACCGGATGGTGTTGGCGATGCGGAAGCGATAATCGAAAACAGCGCGACTAACTTTCACTATATTGAGCAGTCTGCGTCACGTTCTTCTGTGGCCGAAGATTTGTGTGCGTTCGGCTACTTCAAACGTAGGACCGGTACGCGCGACGTAGCTGTCGTGGTAGATGATGGCGCAGGTAATGGCGGAACCTGCATTTTTGACCTTAATGCTGGCATCGCTGGAACGCCAGGGGCGAGCGGCACAGGGACTAATGTGCGGGCGTTCATAGCGTCTGCTGGTAGCGGATGGTACTACTGCGCGATCGTCGCTAGATGTCCTGCGTCAACTTCGATCCGCGCGCAGTTCTTGATGAATAACGCCGGGAGTAATAACTACACTGGCGATGGTGCGTCGAGTATCTACGCATGGCGAATGGGTAACACGCCGGCGTCTCTGCCGACTCGGGGGATGCAAACGACAGTCTCCGGTGATGCGGATGGAACCTCTCAGACCGGGGCGGCTCTCTATATCAAGGGATTACCAGCCAGCACGAACGGCCTGCTGTTAACTGACGATCTAGTAGAAATCGTCACTCCCGGCTCATCCGAGTTGAAGCGCGTCACGACCACACTCAACAGTGATGCGGCAGGTATGGGATTTCTGCAATTTGAGCCGCCGTTGCGCCAGTCTCCGGCGAACAACGCTGCGGTTCTCATCCTGAAGCCTCTCATGCGTTGCCTGCTCGACGATAACTCCGTCGACTGGTCAGTGACCCAAGGCTCGTTCACCGATCTACAGTTCCGTGTTGTCGAGGACGTGGTGCCGAC